GCCTTAAGCATCGGAATGATAGCTTTGTCTTTCAGCAGCTTCCAGAAAGTGCCGGCGAAATCCTTAAACGCGATCCAAAGATCTTCCCACATCTTGGGATCTTTGACGGCATCGATGATGGGCTTCAGGATCTCCATGATGACAGACCCACCCGCTTTGCCACCGGCCGCGGCCTGATCGAGAAACTCCTTGGGATTCTTGAGGAAGGCAGTCGCCCTCTTCAATCCATCTGTCAGGCTCTTGACAAGGAACTTCGTACCTTCAGCTACGATCTTGGCAAGCTTGGTAAAGGTCTCTCTAAATCCTTGGATGAGTTGAGCTCCGAAACCACTTGTTCCTCCGAGGAACTTGTTAGCGGCGGCCTTCATATTTTCGAAGAAGCCTTCGAGAGAAATCTTACCGCTAACGAAATTTTTGATCTCAGCGCTCAGATCCTTGAAGAAGGACGGAACTTTCTTCACCAAATTGGAAAGGTTAGTAAAGATCTTGAGCACACCCGGAAAATTAGTAACGAGCCATCGACCAAGATCGACTCCGATCTGGAAGGTCTGCATCAAAGCATGACGGATGTCAAACATCAGCGTCATAAACTCTTTAGAAGACGTGATGCCGGCACCGACGCCCTTTAAGAAGGCGTCGAAGAAGCCTTTGAAGCCTTGGGGACCGCCCGACTGGACGAGACGCTCGATGGCATCCGCCAGCTTATGCATGACTTCCGTCTGAGACAGCTGCTTCTTCTGAGCGGCATCGGACTTCTTTTTGATATCCTCCATGCTGGCGCCCTGATTCTTCTGACTCAAAGCGAGCTTTGCCGTCTCCTCGTCTAGACCGGTAGCATCAGCAATAAGCTTCAATTCTTGTCGAGACAGGTTCTCAGCCGACTTACCAGCGAGAGCAAAGCCCTTTCTCAGCTCATCGAGCCTCTTAGCGGGATCCTGCTCCTTCATCATTTCGAAGGCATTGACATTGACGCCAAAAGCCTGAGACAATTTGGCGGCCGATTCTGCCGCGCCTTCGAAAGTATCGAACTTATCGATCAATCCAAGCAACTTGGTGACTTCGATGCCCAGCTTCTTGGTGTAGACGACGGCTTCCGTCATTTCCTTGACGGTCAATGATCCGAAGTTTTTGACGTCCTTGATCATCTTGCTGACGTCACGAGAGATCATCTTGGCAGAAAGTCCGAAAGCTTCTCCCATCTGCAGAGACTGATTAGCGATATCCTGCAGCTGATCGGTCAGAGTCGTGCCCATCGCGATGGCGCGCTGAGCGACGCCCTGCATATCTTCTTGAGCGATGCCGAGACCCTTCTGATATGCTACGATGCTTTCGGCGTTTTTGGCGATCTCATTTCCCAAAAGATGGAATGTCGGACCCATGCCCTTCGCCAACTCGGTTATGTACTCGAGTCGCTGAGCCAGAGTTCCCATGACCTTCCAAACGGATAGACCGGTCTCACCCAATTCACCCTTCATAGAGCGAGCAGATTCGATGACATTTTTAGCGACGTCCTGCTTGAAGGATCCGAATTCCTTTCGGACGTTTTCGAAGGCTTGAGCTAGCTCGTTGCCACCGCCACCAGCTTGAGCCTTTTCGATAAGCCCGTCAAAGATCTTGAAAGGGATAGAAAGGATGGACTTGGTGATATTCATCAAGCCGCCGACCACACCCTCTGTCAAGCTGAGCATCGATTTTCCGACAGCCAAGACATTCTGAATGCCTTGCTTGAATCCTGTCACTGCCGCCGCGGCTACGACAAAGGCTTTCGGAAACTTGCTCGACATGTGGGTCGACAGGCTCTTACTGGACCCAAACAGACGATCGATATCTTTTTCGGTGACGTTGAAAGACTTGGACGTCTTTTGAGTCGCTTCTTCGGCCCCTTGAGCCATTTGCTGCATCGATGATTTGGCAGAATCGAGCTTCTGAATCATCTGATCGATGGCTTCAGAGCCTTTCTTACCGGCCATGACGTCAAGCAAAGTAGCATAGAGCTTGGCCTGACGCTGGATGGCGGCTTCGCCCTCCGCCAGCATCTTGTTTCGCTCGGCAATTGCCTTGTTGATATCCTGCTGTAGCTTGAGATTATCAGCCATCGACGCTAAGGATATCTATCACATTGGGAACGGAACGCCCAGCACTCTCTCGAACTCTTTAGCGGACAGTTGCTTCATTCCCAGCTTCTGCATAACGGACTGAACTGTAGCCCCGGGCTTGCCGATCTCTTCTTGAAACCTTCGAGAGGAAAGAAGAGCGTTGGACACAGCATCGATCTCGTGCTTTTCCCCACGAATTTTGAGGTTGGTGGCCTTACCAACCATCCAGGCCGCGACGCCCGCTAGAAAGATCTTTCCCAGCAGATTGACGTGAAGCTCGTTGATGGGACCCTTCTTGTCTTCCATTGTCATAACTATGTGAAACGACGATTACGTGTCGGAGCTTGCGTCCTCGTTTTGTTGAGGAGAGCGTTTGTTTCGGGATTGTCATGATGACTGGCTCGGCTTCCGGGCGGAGCTTCTCCCTGGTTGGCTCGAGCGATCTCCTTAGAGATCCGATCGATCCACCATCGCTTGAAAACGACTGGAATGTTGTAGGCCTCTACGTAAGAGAAGCCTCCATAATACATCAGAAGGTATATGGGCTCGAGGACGACGTCAGCTTTATCTTCCGGCGTTAGGCCAAAAAAACTTGACCCCCATGGGCACCTCGACCTCCTCCGAGGCTCCGCATGCCGTGCAGGAGGCGATCTGCTTCATCTCGACTCCGGGCTCGTGATCGTCCATGAACTTACGCAACGCCAAAGAATCTCGGGCCGGCATATTGTTGATGAAATTGACGACCTGAGAACGATCGGAACATCCTTCGATGCTGACGATGCTATACAACAATCGAGTAGTGACGACGTTGTCAGCACCATTGATTGCCTTCTTCTTCATAGCTTCCTGTCGAGCGATAATGTCTTCTTCATCTCGACCGGTCAGGTATTTGAAGGTGACCTTCTTCTTGGTCAAGGGCAGCGTAAACGCAAATTCGTTAGTACCGATCGAAACCGGTTCGATATCGAGCGGCTTGATCGGCAGCTGAGCTAGATCAAACTCGTGCTGGAACTTAGCGTTACACTCAGAGCATTCTAGCTCTCCTGTGTAATCCGCTCCGTAACCCGTCACTCGAATGGCGATCATCAGAGCGTTTCGATCTCCAGCAATCAGATCCTTGACATTGACATCAGGGTTGACAAGGCAAGCCTTGATGAGGGCCGTGACGACAGTTCCCTTTTTGATGAGAGCTCTATTGGTCAGAATATCCTCTTCTCGGGTCGTCATCGGTCGGATCTCAAGGGTGTCCTTTGCGTGAAGGGCAGAATCTACAGCATAGATCTTGCCTTGCGACGGCAGAGGCACGATTTCCGTCGGAATATCGAGCCCCATCGACGCCTTAATGTTTGCAGCAGCGGCTGCCGACGACGGCCCGCCCGATCCGAAGATCGCGTTTCTTTCGTTCCTCTCTTCGCTCATGAAAGCACTCCAGTTAGATTCTATAGCGCTGCACCAACTTGGTAAACGCTTGAGAATACTATATGCGCTTCGTCAGTTTTTCGGTCGTCCAAAAGGCCTCTGCGTATTCAGCAAAGCCATAACGTTTCCGATCTGACAAATCTAGCTTGATGATCAAGCCTCGATCCTGCAGAATTTGCAGAGCAGCTAGGACGTAGTTCATCCGCAGCTCGAACCAAAGAGCTATAGGACCTGCCATCAGAGGCTTTTCCGACCTCTGGATCATTCCCAGAATATTCTGTAATATCCTGTCATCCATATCCAATTTGGTCGGCTTGTAATTAATTGAGGACGTATCGAAAGTCTGGAACACGGGACCGGAGATCTTGCCGTCTTTCATTCTGTCCTTTAAAGGAATCGAGCCCTAAGGGTTGCTTAGAGCTCAATAGTAAGGTAAGAGGTTGGCTTTTTGCAGACTGAATTTGAAAATCAGTACTGGAGAACAGCGTTATCGTAACGCACGTTGATGGAGATCTCTACGAGCTCTCCTGCTTCATAGGTGAGTTCACCGAAGTTTGCCTCGGTGATAAAGGCTCCTTTGATGTCCCAGAGTTCAACTACGGTTCCAACGGGGTCGAGGAGTTTGAGTTGGATGTCTCTCTTATAGAAGTCGGCGAAACCAGCTCGACCTGAGACAGATTCGAAGCAAAGTCGAATCCATTCCATGACCTGCTGAGCTCCCGACGGAGCGATGGGGTCGTGAAGAGTGATCGTAATCGGATCAAACTTCGTTTTTCCGGCGAGGTACCGGTGTGAGTTGATGAACGGCACTTCAATTTCGTCCGTCTTGATAGTCGGGCGAGCAGCCGTTTTGCAAATAAAAGAGTCGATACCTTCGATAGCCAGCACCCAGCGGTTCTTTTGCTTGGGCTGGAACTTATTCGGAAGCATATCGGAAACGCCAAGTGTATCAGCCATGAGTCCTTACCTTTTCCTAAATATTCCTTCGCGCAAGTTTAATCGCGCTTACTCGTAGTGCGAGCAATCCCTATCACCGCACCAGCACATGACAGGAGGTTCATCATATTCAGGAGGATCGTATTCGCAACCATTGCAACTAGGATCTCCGCATGCTGAAACCATTTTTGGATCTTCTTGGTCGTTTCCGCCAAGGACGACACCCCGAGCCGGCGCTGTCTTACCGTAGTAAGCTCCTGTCTCCGAAACTTCTTGCTTCTTGTTTCGTTTTTCCTGCCACTTTTTGAATTCGTCGCTGGGACCGCTTTTGGGTTTAGCGTGACGATTGATCCGATCGGCCGGCGACAAAAAACCTTCGGGCCCGCCGACGTCAGTCATCGCAACGGCTTTGGCCTTGGACAAAACACTGTCAAACCAACCGCCATCGGTTTCGTCGATTTCGTTCTTCTTTTCGGGCTGCGGAACGGTAGCTAGAGCATGGGCTCGGGCCGCAGCTTTTTTCTTCTCTGCTTCCTTGCGCTTCTGCTTGTAGTATTCGATCCGATCCCACTTGGCTCCGTCGGGTTCGTCCCACTCGGCGCCGACTTCTCGGCCCCAGGGACGCGTCTCGTCCAGAGTTTCTTTGATGATCTTTCGAAGCTCGCCTAGTTTGATTCTCATGTTGTCACACGATCTTCGTCACGTTGACGAGGTAGATCATATCCTGTCCACCCTCTCCATTGACGTCCTTGAGACGGATCAGGGTCTTGGGAGGTTCAGAAATGATTTCGATATCGGAGTACTTGATAACGCCCTTCTGCATCAGGAACTTGTGAACCTTCTGCTTGACGTCGGTCGTCACGGCGTCCGAGATAGCGACTCGAACGGCATCTATGACTTTGCGCTGATCGGTAGCTTCTTTAGACGATCGATCCTTCTTCTTCTTACCGATCGGATCTCCGACGGCTCCAGGAACAGGATCAGCCTCTTGCATGACCTCAGAAATAATCTTCTTGAGATCGCCTAGTGTCAACCTTAGATTTCTATCGGTCATCTGGAGAGCCTCCTAGAGCCTCCTATCAGAGACCGTTCTGTCCTCGGTTAGTCACGACGAAGTCGATCGAGACAAACTCGACAGTCTTGGTCGGAAGAACGAAGATCTTGCCTTTGATGGTGTTGTTTTCAACATCCAACTGGGTAGTCGTCGTAGTGTCGATTCGAACCAAGAAGGAATCGATACCCTTCTGAGCTTGAATTCGCTCCAACCTCGGGCGGACGGCCGCTTCGAAACGCTGTAGAGTCGTCTCTCGGTTGGGCTCGAAGATGAT